CCCGCTAAAACCCGTTTACAAGAACTTCGAAAGCAAAAAAGCGCGTATGTGAAGCGCAGGACCGAAGCAATTAACAGCACTGGACGTGGTTTTACTACTAAAAAGGCTGTTAACTCATGGTTAAAATCTAGACCTGGTGACATGGAGAAAGGATTCGACACCTTTATGAAACGCATGATGTTTGCGGCTGATGGAGAAAGTCCTTTGGATGCGTTTGTCAAGATTAATGAGATGTCTCAGATGAGTCGGTTTGATAAGTTTACTAATTTCGGTATTAGATTGTTCCAGCGTAACCTTCTATCTGGACCGGCCACCACTACACTGAACGTGTCTATGCCACTGGCAGTGAGATTCTTAACCAAGATGGAACGCATCGTAGGGGCAGGGGTTGGCGCACTGAGAGGAGACGAAGCTCAAATGCAAGTCTTTAAAGAAGCATTGAAGTTTCACCAACAAGCCGAGGACTTCCGCATGGTTATTAAAGCCGGATCTAAAGCAACACGCACAAAATCAGATGTTGTTACAGGCGGTCCCTCTCCGTTTACAGAGGTAAGCGGGCGTCCAAATGTTGATGCGTTGGACCCTGAGCTTTACGGAATGAACAAAGACAGCACCTCAGGTAAGGCGATGGGTTGGATTAACACTTGGTTTAACCTTCCGTTCGCATTGAACGCAGGTGGTGACTCCATGAACAAAGCAGCCGCCGGATTATCTAACCTCCGCGAAAGACTGACTAACCACGTTTACACCGATCCTAAATGGATTAACAAACCAGTTGAAGCCAAAGAAGCTTGGGTCAAACAGTCAATGGAAAAGTCGTTCTTGGAAGATGGAGCGATGTATAGCGAAAGCGCAATAATGTCTAAGCTTGCAAAACAAGCGCGTGAGAATGTCCTTAAAGGAGAACGCGCTGGTGAGGCAATAGACAACCCGATGTTGATACCTAATGAACTACGGAGATTAACATTAGAGAATAAAGATAAATTCTTGCGAGATCAAGATGCTCTAAAGCTTCTGGAAGAGACCAAACAATACACACGGGAAGTAACCTTTACTGACCCTAATCAAGGTGAGTTCGTTAGTCTTGTAAACAGAGCGAGGGAGAAATTTCCTCCCTTAACATTAATCCTTCCGTTTGTTAACACGCCCGCACAGATCCTTTCATTTGGGTTAAAGCGGACAATGTTTGGTGCTGCGTACGAACAGATTGCACCAATGCTGTCTAAACGCGCAGCGAAGCGGCGTGCTGAAATGGCAGGAACAATGAGTCCAATGCAAAAAGCTGAATACAGTGGACGCATGGCTACCGCTACAGCAGGAAGCGCCGCATTGCTTTATTACGCTTACTTAAACAAAGATAAGATTACCGGAAGTGGACCACGTAATCCTGCTGAGTTAAAAGCACTGAAAGCTACTGGATGGCAACCTAACTCATTTGTTATTGGTGATGAAAACAATCCAACCTACGTGAGCTACCAACGTCTTGATCCCTTTGCCACGATGATTGGAATTGCGGCTGACTTTGCTGAACATATGTCAATGAACCCAAAGATAGAGCAAGGAAGCCAAGAATCTTTCATGGCCCTCGCTTTTGGAATGGCTGAAAACATAACAGATAAGTCTTTCCTTCGAGGTTTAAATAATGTCTTAAATGCAGTGCAACAGCCTGACATTTACGGTCCTAAGATCGGTCGAGATATTGTTAGTGGCATGGCGGTGCCTATGTCAGTTAACCAATTTAAAGACATGGGTGAAAGTGAAGTAATGATCCGTGAATCACGCAGCGTATTAGATGCGGTGTTACGTAAACTTCCTATTGCTGATGAAAAGATACCACCAAAAAGGACATTCTTAGGTGAGGCTATTTATAAACAAAACCCACTAGGACTTCTTGGTGTTATGAATCCTATCTACATATCAAGTAAAAAGAACGACAGCGTAGATAAGACCTTACAAGAGCTAGTTCACGGGTTTGATATGCCTTCGCCAAACTTTATTGGAAACAAAGAAACGGACATGCAGACCTTCTATAACGCTGAAGGACGACAAGCCTACGACAGGTTTCTTGAATTAACATCTACAACAACTATAAACGGACGCACTTTGCGTGACGCGTTAAAAGGTTTAGTCAATTCAAGGCAGTTTAAAGCTGTCACCAAGACGGTCAAAGAAGCCGGAGGACAAGCTGAACTGGTCTCTAAAGACCCTCGTATTAAAGAGATTAACAGAGTTCTTGGCGCTTACAGGCGTAAGGCTAAACGTGAGATGAGCGCAGAGTTTCCCGAGCTTATTCAACGCGTTAAAGACATTAACACTAATCAACGACAGTTACAAAAATCTGTTTCTGAAGAACTTAACAACCCTATCCCAACCTTATAAAATACCATGCCTGACACAAGTGGACTATCATTTTACCAGACCGACGACGTAACAACTAAATCAATTACCTATGGTTTTGACGTATTAAGCGCCGATGACATTACTGTTATTGCGATTGCTTCAAACGGAGCCAGAACTGTCTTAACAGTAGAAAGTGGGGACGGATACGGATACACGGTTAACCTCACTACCAAGACTGTTACCTATACTGGCGCATCGTGGGATAGTCATCCATTGATTTATCCTTCTAGCTCAGTGCGAGTATATCGGACAACATCAGTGATACCATCGATTGATTTCACGGCAGGCGCTGTGTTAAGTGAAAGCGATCTCGATACCGCCTATAAGCAAGGTCTCTTTGCCGCACAGGAGATGACCGAGGATGCAGCCGACACGAACGCTGGTCTTCAAAGTGTAACATCAGGTGTTATTGCAGCCGGTGCTGTGACCGCTCCTAAGATTGCAACAAACTCAATCTCAGAAGACCGCATAATTAACCTTGCTGTAACTAACGCAAAGATTGCAGATAATGCTGTTAACGCAGCAAAGATCCAGAATGGCACGGTGGGATCGTCTGAACTTGCAGCTAACTGTGTAACAACAGCAAAGATCGGAGCTAACCAAGTCACGACTACACAGATTCTAAATAATGCTGTAACACAAGCTAAGGTAGTCAAAGCCGGAAAAGCTAACATGGAAGCACTGACTGGGAGTTCCGGACAAGCCGTTGGTGTAGTCACACCTGACGTTCTTAGATATAGCCAGTTCGCTCCAAGAGCCTATGGGTCCGTAGCGTATAATACAGGGTCAGAGTCATTTTCGTCAGGATCTTATAATGTGCAAAGCGTTGCCAATACGTCAACTTCACAACGAACAATTACCTTTAGCACGCCTATGTCAGACGTTAATTATTTTGTATCCGTGACAGGTTCCGCAACTAGTTCTGCCACCAACTTTTACGCGACTGTTATTAGTAAAACCGTAAATGGTTTTGTTATTGATGGCGCAGGCGTAACTGAGACTGACACCTTTAGCTTTGATTTCGTCGTCTTCGGAAGCACCCTTAGTGCATAATAATTACTATGAACTCCTCAGTCAATACACCCTTAGTAGGTATCACCGGATTGATTGCAAATATAACACTCGAACAAGTTAACGCTGCCGTGGCTCTTGCTGTTGGAATCGCCACACTGGTCTATATGTTAATAAAGATCAGCCACCTTTTAGACAATAGAAAGAAATAATAACGATGACCGACGAAAAACGAAGCATAAAGATGGAGGGTTTACAAGACCTTCTCATCGATACATTCATCGACCAAATCAAAAGTGGTGAAGCACCTCCTGCCTTGTTAAACGCTGCACGTCAGTTACTTAAGGACAATAACATCACAGCCAGTATCACTAAGGACTCACCCTTGGAAGCACTTGTAAATTTACTTCCATTCGAAGATCCGACTGATAAGGTTGTTAATGAATGAGTGATCTTCCACCCCAGCTTAAGGACTTCCGTAACTTCCTTTGGATGACATGGAATCACCTTACGCTACCCGCACCTACCCCTATCCAATACGAGATAGCCGAGTGGATGCAAAACGGTCCACGCCGTGGTGTTATCCAAGGGTTCCGAGGTGTCGGTAAGTCATGGATCTGTTCAGCCTTTGTTGTCCACCAGCTCCTTCTAGATCCACAAAAGAACATCCTTGTTGTCTCGGCATCCAAGAACCGCGCTGATGACTTCTCCACGTTCACCCTTAGGTTGATCCACGAGATGCCCGTCTTGGCTCACTTGATGCCCGGTGACAAACAACGCTTCTCTAAGATCTCCTTTGATGTCGGACCAGCCCAAGCATCCCACGCTCCCTCGGTCAAGTCCCTTGGTATAACATCTCAGCTTACCGGTAGCCGTGCTGACATCATTGTTGCTGATGACGTAGAAGTCCCTAACAACTCAGCCACCCAGTCGATGCGTGACAAGCTCTCAGAGCAAGTCAAAGAGTTCGAAGCTATCCTTAAGCCTGAGGACAACAGCCGCATCCTTTTCCTTGGGACACCCCAGTGTGAGGACAGTATTTATAACAAGATGCTTGAGCGCGACTACGAGATGCGCGTGTGGCCCGCAAAGAAGATTACAAGGGACAAGTCCGAAAAGATCTACCGGGGTAACATAGCAGAGTCCTGTGTGGATGATGATCTTGTCGGAGAACCTACCGAACCCACACGCTTTGGTGACATCGACCTAGCAGAGCGTGAAGCATCCTATGGTAAGTCAGGGTTCGCTATGCAGTTCATGCTGGACCCTAAGCTGTCTGACTTGGACCGCTATCCATTAAAGATCAATGACCTGATTGTTATGGATCTTGATAACGAGACGGCACCCGAAAAGCTGGTGTGGGCGCAAGTCCCGGAGAACGCTTGGGACAGCACTGTGCCTAACGTAGGGTTCACCGGGGACCGCTTCTTTCGTCCTATGAAGATTGTAGGGGACCACGTGCCTTACACCGGAAGTGTTCTTGCTATTGACCCATCAGGCCGTGGTAAAGACGAAACCTCTTGGGCTGTCGTCAAGATGCTTAACGGTTACCTGTATGTTACCGATGCCGGTGGTATGCAAGGAGGTTACGACGAAAAGGTTCTTAAGGTCCTTACCATGAAGGCCAAGATGAATAAGGTTAATGTCATTGTCGTGGAAAGTAACTTTGGTGACGGCATGTTTGTGGAGATTATTAAGCCCTATCTCACTAAGATCTACCCTTGCACCGTCGAGGAGATCAGACATAACATACAAAAGGAGAAGCGGATCGTAGACACCCTGGAACCCGTGATGAACCAGCACAAGCTTGTTATCGACCCTAAGGTCATCAAGAACGACTACGACTCCGCCCAGAAGTATCCCCTTGAAACACAGCTAAAATACCAGCTAATGTTCCAGCTATCCCGCCTTACACGCGAACGAGGAGCCCTAACACACGATGACAGACTCGATGCCCTTTCAATGGGTGTCTCCTACTGGACACAACAGATGGCCCAAGATGCCGACACAAAGATCGGAGAGCGCAAAGAGGAGGCCATCCACCAACAACTCCGGGACTTCAAGGACACCTATTACAAGTCACATAATAAAAGCACATATACATCATGGATATAAAGACTGTTAACGACATTATAACGATGCTTGAGGAATACCGCGATAGTGGCCTTAGGATGGATTCTCAGAGGGTTTTAGATGGACCGGTAGGTGAGCCTAGGAAACAACGCCTTGTGCTCGCTGTGGGGCATTCTAGGGCCAACGACAAGGGAGCTGTGAGCTGGGATGGGACTTACACCGAGTGGGCCTACAATCGAACCCTTGCTCACTTTATCAATCTTTACCTAGACGAGTCTATTGATGTTACCATTATCGACAAATACAAAGGGGACTCCTACACCGAAGCTATGGCTAACCTTAAGCTTGGCGTTGATCCCCTTGGGGCTGACCTTGTGGTCGAACTCCACTTCAACGCCTACAAGTCCCAAGAGGCCAACGGATACGAAGCCCTTTACTGGCACACCTCCAAACACGGCAAACAAGCCGCCGACGCCTTTATCAACTCAATGTCCTCCGCTTTCCCCAACAACCTCAACCGTGGACCCAAAGCCATCAAGGATAACTCCGAACGTGGCGCACGGTTCCTCAGGATGCTTAAAGCACCTTGTGTTATCCTTGAACCATTCTTCGGAACCAACAAAAAAGAATGGACCATGTTCCAAGAATCATACGGAAAACAACAACTCGGAAAAGCAATAGCCACGTCTATTAACAAGTGTTTTTTAGATTGGGGTAAGTAGTTGAATAACAATCCCTTACAAATGAGACCCATAATAGGGTAAGGGGAAACAAGGGTCTATCTTAGGATTGCCCCGAAGGTGGATGATCTAAGGATTCTTTCCAATAACATCAACAATAACACTATCTTAGAATTATCCCGAAGGTAGGTGATCTAAGGATTACCAACAATAACACTATCTTAGGAGTATCTTATGAGATCTTAGAATAAGGGGGACTTAAGGAGATCTAAGAATAGCTCTAAGAGTAGGTGTTAATGATTACCTATACATACCAACCTATCAGTGTTTAATGCAACATAACTCCAACATCCATCACCAAGAGATACCTGAGGTCTCCCTAGACAATCTAGAGCATGCCTTAGCTTGCCTAAGGGAACACTTCGATGATGTTGTTGTTGCTGTTCATCACAAAGACACCAGGAACATTAAGGTCACCTCATCAAATCCTTATGCTGGCTTAGGGATGTTACCGACTATCCAAACGAAGCTTAGGGGTGCCATAGAACACGCCGAGATGACCCAGTTGATCCATGAGGAATCCTATGAGATCGAGGAGGATGATAGGCTGTAGGTTTTAGTTACAAAAATGTGAAGGGGTATAAATCGTAGGATTTCCGGAAAATCCCCCCGAGCCCCCTCGAAAACGTCACAATAAGAGCCAAGCGCACACAAAAGAAGCAAGGGGGGTGTTCTATGCGTTGTTAATCAGCATTATCTAAAGACTCTATGAATGTTTTTTATCATGCTTTGGTGGTGTTAACTATCAGCAAACCCTTGAAAAACCTGGTATTTACTTTGTAATCACCTGTGTTTTTGTTGTCCTACCCCCTTTGAAATGTAGCTGTATGCACAATGTAAACACAACCTAAAGCAACCAAGTAACACCCAAGAACAACCTAAAGAAACAAGGTGCTGTCACTTTTACGGGAAACTGTAAGCACCTCATAAAAGACACGATAAACTTTTTTTGTTTTTTATTTGTAAGATCACTTAGATTAGTCCATTACTGTAATTGTATGACAAAAACAACCTACCAAGCACACCAGACAGAAATCATTGAATTCGGTCAGATCATTCAGTATATCATTGATAACGACAAGGAAATCACCTTAGAGAAGCTTAAGGACACCATCTTTTCTCTTCCTGATTACGAGATCATCATGGAATGCCTCCAATGGGAAGATGTCGAGTGGATAATTAACACAATGTTTTACCGCTTGTCCTCGTTAAGAGAGACCAAGGAATGGAAGGAGCTTTTCAAGGAGTTAAACAACATTCAAAACAACGGGAAGCATGATCATCACGACATTGTAAGCATCACCGGATTTTTCGGATCGATTGATGAGCTAGAAGCACACGTTAAAAGAAACCGGTGTTAATTCCTAGAATTCCTCGCTTGACGCGGGGGGTTCAATGGAGTTAACAAGCACTCCACTTACATTATGAAAAAAGAACAAGAACTAACAATCAGGGGCCGCAAGGTCGTTCAACAAGGCAATCGCTTAGTCGTAGAGGTGAACACCGGACGCGGAAAGGCGTTCGCCAACATCTCCAAAGAGGAACTAACAACCGCCACAAGGAAGTTAGGCTCCAACAGGGGCAAGACTCGTTTGTGGTTAGAGGGTAACATCCTAGAAAGCCAAGGGTGGCACACCGGGGACAAGTTCGACGTGATACTAATCGATGGCGTGTTAAAGTATGTTAAGAATCCCAACGGAAAGCGAAAGGTAGCCGGGAAACCCGGTCGTCCTATCATTGACACCAATACCGACAAGATCTCCCAAACGCTCAATGCATCACCGGGGGAGGTTGTTAATGTTATCGCTACCGCTGAAGCAATCACCATCCAAAAGTAGAGAGCAATGATCGATCCAAACCACATGACCGCAAGCCTATGGTTCCTTCTCTTCCTTTTCATCGTTCTTCCTTTGTGTTACTTCACAATCGCTTTCAACATGGAGCGAACACGCAGACGATATGAACGCATGCGGGACCAAGCAGAAGCCAAAAGATCACGCGAAGACTTCCGACTATGAAAAGACATTTCAAAATCATTGTTGATGGTGTTATCTTCACACACCCTAAAGAACACCCTACGCTAAAAGAAAGGCTGGCCATGTATAAAAACATGAAATCCCGAAAAGAAATCATTCTAATGCTTTGGCGTTAATTCCTAAAGCTCCTCGGTTATTCCGGGGGGTTTTATGGAGTTAACGACTCCGTTTATGATTATGAAAAAACAACTAAAGACCGCCCAACAAAGGGCAAAAGATAGGAAGGTGCTACGTGATCTCACTAAGAAACTTCACGCTGAAGCTTTCGAGCTTGTGTGTGAATTCGAGAGTCAATGGGAGTGCCATGGTAGTATCACCGAGATCACAGCGGGCCTTGTGTCGCGTATGTTACACCTTAACACGCCGGAACTAAAGCACGCCCAGACGCGAGTAAAGCAAGAGTTCACCGGTAAAAGTTACGAAGAAAACACAACGTGGGAAGGACATTACGATGAAAAGTAACCTCGACTACTTCTCTGAAGCTTGTCGGTGCAAGACTGGAACTCACTTCCTAGACTCTGGCGGTGCTAACGGTCGCCACTGGCAGAATCCGATACAGCCAAAAGACACGCCACCGGTGACCGTTGACGAGTATGGTGCCACCATTAACACGGCTCATTTTTTAGCTGATCACATGGAAGTGGAAAGCAAGACTCAAGACGAGTTTTTGACTTGGGCCGCCTTGCCAGAAAATGAAAAGCTGTCTTGGTTTGAAGCTGGCGAACGCTACGCAACCGAAGTCTTAGGAATGACCCAAAGCGCACGGGATAACGTTTACAATTCCGAAAACGACCTTTCTCAAGTTTACATTTGGGAGGTTTACAATATCGAGGAACCTAGTGACTGGATTTTTGCGGATAATGATACTTTGTGTTTGATTTACGTTCACACCGGTGCTGACGTTAGAGGGGGTTATAGTTATCCCATCTTTTGCAAACCACGCGGTGAATATGCGATTCCCGTCGATCTTTGCGCGGAATATGTGATTGACGAGGAACGAAACACCGGAAAAGACCGTTTTGAGCTTTGTGAGAATTGGCGTAATGGGTACACCTCTTATCCCTTTGGGCAAGTTGAGAGTGATTCGAAACGCTTGTTTTTCTTTTGTGAAAGACAGCCTAATGAATTCCTTGCGGCCTTAAAAGATGGCGGTTCCGTTCGCGTGTTTGCTGAATATCAAGAGTGTTACTAAATGAACAAATTCGAGGAAATCCTATGGTTATTCTTTTCCCTTCTGTCTGCCTACCTAGCTTGGGAGTTATTTAGAGGGGGAAACTAGCACCAGCACACCGCAACAACGCCTCAAAGCAGCCTAGGGGAAACCTTGGGCTGCTTTTTTGTTACCATCACACCCCTAAAACCTGGAAATCCTATCGTTGGGGCAAAAAACATCTTTACATGATGAAAGTTTTCGGCTAATCGTTGTGCATGGCTACAAAAACAATAGAAGAGCTGTTCGAAATTACCTTTGTGAATCGTTGGGCCGAAAAAGCCCGCGCGGAGGTAGAGCAACGTAACATCAACTTTTGGTTAAAGAACCTACCGAAGACCACAAGGGGCTTATCGTTGGGCGTAATCGACAAGGTGATACTTGCGGAAGTGAAGAAGGGGAACAAGCCTTCCACCATTAACAGCAAGCTACAGACACTTAAGACCACCCTGGATTTCACAAGGGAGCGAGGGTTGCATGATGTTAACTTTAAGATCCCACGCCTAAAGCAACCAAGCGATGCCCGTATGGCGTTCTTTAGTGAAGCCGATCAAGAGGCTATCGAGTCCCTCATTGATGACAACGGTTTCCGGTTGTTCTTCGTGTGGTCTATTGAGACTGGGCTTCGTCCATCGGAATCGTTGGGCTTAAAGTCATCGATGATCAGACGTGACCCTATCGTTGGGCCGGTGATTGATATTGTTAAAACAAAGAACGGGGAGCCACGGACAATTCCGTTAACAACCAAAGCACTGACGGCCCTCGAAACTGTTGGGGAATGGAAGCGTTACACGTCCTATAGGATCACAAGGGAGTGGGCAAGGTTGCGTCGAAAAGACCCGGAGGCTTTGAAGGACTTTGTGTTTTATACGTGCCGACACACCTGTGCCACTCGACTACTGTCCAAGGGTGTTAACATCAAGGTGGTCCAATCTTGGATGGGCCACAAGGACATCAACATGACGCTTCGGTATGCAAAGCTAGTGCCGAGTGATCTTGCCGCAGCCCGTGACATCCTAGAAGCATAGATCTTATGAAAACAACAATGACTGAAGACCACCTGTTCGACGCAATTATTCGTCATCGCAAAAATCGTTGGGGTGAAAATCTCTGCCGCCATCTCAGCTCGTGGATTTCCGAACGAGACGAACACGGATCAAAAGAGCGTGGGGAGATGATTGTTAACGTATCGGAAATCGTGTGTGCGTTTGCGTATTTTAGTGACTGTTGGGAGTGGGCCGCTGCTCATTTTGTTAACCTTGAAAACGCTCGAAAAACTCTTAAGGATAAGGCTACCACGTGGCTTGAACTGGATGAGGAAGAACTTAGTGATTACATAACAAATTACTACTCCGAGATGGAAGGCGACGTATGGTTGGTAGAGAGTTATGCATTACATGAGCCGTTTTTAGTTGGTGAGTTTCAATGTAAATACATCAAATGAAAAGTTTACTAATGACCACCGAGTTGTTCCGTCGGGCTAACATCAACACCATGTATCGGGCCTCCCTTTGCATTGCCGTTGTGGCTAAACCTGGAATCACTAACACCAAGCTTGCAGCCATGATGAGGACCAGCCGGGAGTCCATACAGGTAGCGTTACGAAACTTAATCAAGGAGAACCTCGTTCACGTCACCAAGATAATTGACAAGGAGACTAACCGACCAAAGGAGACCAAGGTTTTCCCTACTCCTTATCTTAAAGATGTTATTGCCGGTATCACCAACTTAACAACAACAACACAAAAATGAGAATAGAGCGCAAATACCTAAGTCATCGGGACCAAATAAAAGTGCAAATACTTGAAGATGAATGCTTGATGTTATCCCAGCGCATCGCTAGGATCGTCAAGAAGCGAGATCGCTTGATGCGGAAACGCGACAAGATTCTTGATAAGGGACTAGAATCGTAGGGAGAGCCTCGGGCGCGGTTGCTTGTTTACCGTCATTGAACACCCTTATCAACTTCTTCACATATGGAACAACACGACCTCAACCAAGAGATGTTAGATCTTGGGGTCCAAAGGTATCGCAAGAACCGGACCAGTAATAAAGGTTCACTTACCAACGCCGGAAGACGCATCATGCGTGAAGGCGTGGAGCCAGTTACGTTGGGCCTAGTGGAGTTGCTTCCTACAGTCCAGAAGATAAAGAACAAGTCACAGTGGCAACGCGGTTTAGTTGATGTTAAAGACTTTCGCCCGATAGCACTGATAGCCGTAAAGGCTACCCTAGATGTCCTCGACGAGCCTCGTTCCTATGCTAGTGTGTGTTTTCGCTTAGGACGGGCCGTCGAGGACCAACTACTTTCCGATAATTTCATACGTAACCACGAGTTCGGGTCGAGATTGGTTAAGCGTATGCAAGACTTAGCGAGCCGGGGACCAGCCACCCAAAGCGCCTATCTGCACAAGACCGCCCGGAGTGAGGACATGGAGTGGACCGATTGGACCCGCCGGGATCGAATCTCGTGTGGCTCCATGTTGCTTGAGATTGTCCATGACAGGACCGGCTTAATTAAGTTTACTGACAAGGCCCAACGCCAGCGCCGCCAATACAAGCCTATGCGGATGGTTGAGATCTCGGATGTTACTAGAGAGTGGATCAACGACTACGACACCTACCGGGAGCTATTGTTACCGTTCTGGTTACCGATGGTGGAAAGCCCGGAGCCGTGGCACAAGGTGTTTGGTGGAGGCTATGGTATTAACAAGGACCAAGGGCTACCTGTGCTTCCGTTCATCCGATGCTCTGACCGCAACGTGTTACGCATGGCACCCGACATGCCCCAGGTTTACAACGCGGTTAACCTTATACAGGAGACACCTTATGCCATTAACAACCGAGTCCTTGAGATGCTTGAGTGGGCTTGGGAGAAAGATTTACAGATTGGGTTACCACCTAGGAACGACCTAGAGCTACCTGAGTGGCCCGGTGACCACATGTCGGTGGAGGAAACCCGTAACTGGAGGGACGACAAGCGGGAACGCGCAGCCTATAACACCTCGTTGGGTTCACAGCGTATCCTTATCTCTAAGATCTTGATGTTATCCCGGAAGTTCCGCAACGAGCGTATGTTCATGCCGTCATCGTGTGACTTTAGGGGTCGAGTCTATCAAGTCCCAAGCTACCTTAACTACCAAGGCCCGGACCACTGTCGAGGATTGTTACAATTCCACCGAGGGAATCCGATAAAGTCCGACGACGACCTGAGATGGCTCGGTATACACGGGGCTAACTGTTTCGGCAACGACAAGTGTGACTTTGAGACACGCCTAAAGTGGGCCGATGGTTTCACACGAGATGCGATACGAATTGCTAACGACCCTAAGTCCAACCGAGAGTGGGCCGATGCGGATGAACCGTGGCAAGCGTTGGCTTGGTGCTTTGAGTGGGCCGAGTATCACACGAAACGGTCGAAAAATTTTAGGACGTTCCTGCCTTGTGCGATGGATGCAACCAACAGTGGCCTTCAGCTTCTGTCATTGTTAAGTCGAGATGAGGAGGGATGCTTTGCAACTAACGTGTCACCTACCGAAACACCTCAAGACATATATAGGTTGGTCTCGGACCACACGTTGGGTAAGCTCAAGCAAGATGCAAAGGATGGACGCGACTACGCACGGCTTTGGGTTGAGTTTGGGATCGACCGCAAGATGTCAAAGCGTCCGGTGATGTGTTACAGTTACGGCCTAACTCCTTACTCCAACAGGGATTACGTCGCTGACTGGTATGACACCACCCGAAGAGAGCGTGGGATTGACTGTGTGTTCGGTCGTAGTCACATGTATCCAGCCATCAAGTATCTTGGTGATCTTCTTTGGGACAGTATTCAAACTTTGTTAACCAAACCTAAACAAGTCATGGACTGGTTCCAAGATGTCTCCCGGTTGATGACAAGGCAGGAGTTACCGTTAACGTGGACAACACCTAGCGGGTTCCGGGTCAGTCAAGACTACAGGAAACAAGTCAGCCGAAAGGTCAGCACGTGGTTGAATGGGTCGTTAACATCGGTGCGATTCAAGGATGCTACGGATGACCTCGACCCACGAAAGCAAAGCAATGGTGTCGCACCTAACGTGGTCCACAGTCTTGATGCTGCTGGGTTAGTGTTAACAGTGAACGAAAGTTGGAAGCGTGGCCTGTATGATTTTGCGATGATCCACGACAGCTTCGCAACCCACAGTAACAACTGCGAGACACTTGCGTCATCACTCCGGGACAGCTTCAGCGAGATGTTTACAAAAGATATTCTTGCAGAGTTGGCCGAAGCGTGGCAAAACGAATCTTACGAGGAGCTACCAAGCCTTCCCGACTACGGAACCTTTGATGTTAACACCCTGCGTGACTCTAAATACTTTTTCAGTTAAAGGTAAAACACTGAGAAAAACAAAGAAACCAAAAACTATAAAACTAATGAAACAATTGACAACGCCTATAGGCACCGCAATGTATCCTAAGCTAACTCAGCCGGACACCAAGTTCAATGCTGATGGAGTGTATAGCTGTAAGCTGATCCTATCTAAGGACGACTTCGAAACACTTGAAGCCATTATCAACCCTTGGTTCGAAAAAGAATACGAGCGATTGGTAAAGGAGAGTGGCAAGAAGAAGCTGGATCGCAGCCAGAAGCTTCCCCTTAAGCTAAACGACGACAACGAATACGAAGTCTTTGCAAAGCAAGTAGCCCAGCGCGAAACCTCAAAGGGACTCATCACGTTCCAAGTCGCCCTGTTTGATTCGGCTGGAAAAAAATTGAACAACCCACCGAACATCGGAAGCGGCTCTAAGCTGCGCCTTGGGGTGGAGCCATCGGCCTGGTTCAGTCCCATGATGGGAGTAGGTTACACGCTTCGTCTTAAGGCAGTCCAAGTGATTGAGCTTAAGGAGTATGAAGGTGGAGCCGGTGGCTTCTCGTTTGATGCTCAAGAAGGCGGCTTCGTGTCCGAAGATCTTGGCGACGCATTTGAAAACGACTCGAAGGATGCCTCGATTCCGTTCTAAATTTGAACAAAGGCTGGCTCTTGCGATGCAACGTGCGGGAGTCAGCTTTACATACGAGTCCCAACGGATCAAGTATGTTAAGAACCACCACTACACCCCGGACTTTGTTCTTGATAATGGTGTTATCCTTGAGGCTAAAGGTCGCTTTATGTCATCAGACCGGGCGAAGCATTTGTTAATTCAAAGGCAGTACGCAGATAACCCTCTGGATATTCGCTTCGTTTTTATGCGAGCGAGTAACACTCTCAACAAAAGGAGCAAGACAACCTATGGAGACTGGTGTGACAAGCACGGGTTTCTTTGGTGCGAGAAGTCCATCCCTCGGTCGTGGTTCGACTAATGTAAAAAAGAAAAACAAGAGATGTATATAGCAACCCACCAGCCGTGCGATAAGTGCGGTGCATCGGATGCGTTGTGTGTTAATGAGGACGGTTCTACCTTTTGCCATTCGTGCAATACCTATGACCGTGCCGATGCCGCACCGGTAACGCCTCCACCCACTACTATGAAAATAACAAAACCTTTACACTCCGACTCGGACAAGTTCTTGACCGGAAGATACAGTGACATACCAGCCCGTCACATAACACTCGACACCTGTAAACACATGAGGTATCGCATCGGAGACTACAACGGACGTGCCTGTCACATCGCTGACTACTACGACGACGACCGAAAGCTCCAAGGCCAGAAGCTAAGGTTCGAAGGTAAACAATTTATGATCCTTGGTGACATATCGGATCGCTTCTATGGTCAACACCTACACCCGATGGGGGGAATGAAGCTTGTCGTTACTGAAGGGGAGGTCGATGCGTTGAGTGTCAGCCAAATGCAAGATAACAAATACGCTACGGTCTCGTTACCTACAGGTGCAGCCAGTGCTGCCAAGGTATTCAAGCAGAACCTTAAGTGGCTCGACAAATGGGACGAGGTGATCCTGATGTTTGATGAGGATGAGCCGGGACGGAAAGCAGTAGAGGACGTAGTCGGTATACTACCAAGCGGTAAAGCTAAGGTCGCCCGGTTACCCTTAAAGGACGCTAACGAATGTCTCATCAACAAGCGGAGCCGGGATGTTATTCACGCGATCTTCCAAGCCAACGCATGGAGGCCAGATGCAATCATTTCTGGAACGGACATCCACGAACGGTTAACCAATCCGAAGAACACTGCAAGCATCCCGTATCCGTTCGACGGGCTGAATGAGATGACACGTGGTATTCGTAAGGGAGAGATTGTTACCTTCTGTGCCGGTTCTGGGATCGGCAAGTCACAGGTGTGTCGTATCATTGCTCACCACATCCTTACCACCACTGAACACAGCGTAGGTTACATAGCATTGGAAGAATCCATTGAGCGCACAGCACTCGGTATTGTCGGTCTTGAGATGGGTAAGCTGCTGCACCTTGATCCCGAAGTGAACTACGCCGACACCAACTTCGACGAAGCCTATGTCAACACGGTCGGGTCTGGTCGCATGTGGTTATATGATCACTGGGGTAGCCTTGATGCGGATCGTTTACTGTCGCACGTGATGCACATGGCGAAGGCAATGGATGTCGAGTATGTTATTCTTGATCACATCAGCATTGTTGTCAGTGGTATGCAAGATGGAGACGAACGCCGGATGATTGATAATGTTATGACCAAGCTACGTGCTTTGGTTGAAGAGTGCGGCATCGCATTGATCCTGGTGTCACACCTTAAGCGTCCATCGGAAGGCCGAGGTCACGAAGAGGGTAACAAAACTTCTCTTGCTCACCTCCGTGGTTCCGCTGCTATTGCACAACTCTCTGACATGGTGATAGGCTTGGAGCGAAACCAGCAAGACACTGAGCATAAGCATGTTACAACGGTTCGTGTGTTAAAGAATAGATTCTCAGGTGACACCGGAGTGGCCACTAACCTTGCATTTAATCCTGTTACCGGACGCATGAGTGAGTATACTTTTGAAGAGTTATGAAAGTCTTGGTAGCGTGTGAGTTCTCGGGTGTTGTTAGGGACGCTTTCATTAAGCGTGGTCACGATGCTATTAGCTGTGACATACTTCCTAGTGAAGCTCCCGGCCCACACCACATGGGTGATGTTACTGAATTGTTAAACCAAAGATTTGATTTGATGATTGCTCACCCACCTTGCACCTACCTAACTAACTCTGGTGTTAAGCACTTACACACTGACATCACTCGGTGGTTTAAATTGTTTGATGCGGCTGAGTTCTTTAAGAAGTTACTTAACGCTCCTAACATAACTCACATTGCTGTTGAGAACCCTATCATGCACCGCTATGCTCGCGAGATCATCGGAAGTAAGCAGTCACAGATCGTGCAGCCGTGGATGTTTGGTCACACCGAAAGCAAGGCGACAGGTTTTTGGTTAAAAAATTTACCGCCACTTTTCGAAACGATGAATGTAAAGCAAGAGATGTTATCCCTCCCCAAAAATCAGACACACAAAGTTCACTATGCTTCGCCCGGTAAAGATCGGTGGAAGAACAGGTCGGTCACTTGCCAAGGCATTGCGGATGCTATGGCTGAACAGTGGGGCGAGATGTTAATTTAATGGCTAGGTAGCCTACTCCCTCTTCCTTTGGACGAAGTAAAACAAACCATGACAGCCGGGAATAGACCGGCACTTAACATTAACAACAACTAAGAATGAAAAAACATAAGATGCTCTACTTCGATATAGAGACCAACGCGATAGACTTCTGGCCTACCCTTGCTGGGTTAAAAGATCTCCACTGTATTTCTATCTACGACCCGGATGCACGTAAGATGCACTCGTTTAGTTCTAACGCTAACAACCTAGATGAAGGGGTGGCCATGTTGAACGCAAGTCATAACATCTGTGGTCACAACGCGATCAACTTTGATGCACCGGCCCTACGCAAGCTAGGCTATGAGATCACAGCACGGGTCGTGGACACCAAGGTCATGTCCCAAGTCATGCACCCGGATCTCTTTACGGAAGACTGTAGACGTGGCGAAGAGTTCCCGAAGAACCTTAGAGGACGCCACAGCTTGAAGGCTTGGGGTCTCCGCTTGGGTAACGAAAAGGACGACCACGGTGCCACCGAAGACTGGACGAAGTGGAGTCAAGAGATGCAAGACTACTGTGAGCAGGATGTTAACGTGGTGGTGGACTTGTTCCTTCACTTCATGGCCCAGAAACCATCCGCAGATATGTTATTTATTGAGCATGACTTCGCGGAGTTGATGACACAACAGGAGATGAACGGGTGGCCCTTCGACATCAAGAAAGCTAACGAGCTTGCCGAAGAACTTATGGCACGTCGGGCGGAACTTCGGGACGAACTACAAGACATGTTCCCGTCAACCACGGAGGAGATGAAGACACCGAAAGGGTGGACCGTTGAGGTAGACGGTAAGACATACACGGCGGCAACCAAGGGTGGCCTTAAGCTAGTCCTCAAGGAAAAGAAGTTGAAGCAAGTCCTAGCCGACAAGGCAGTGAAGACTGGTAACAAAACCAAGACCATCCCATTCAACCCTAACAGCCGGGACCAGATAGCAGAACGCCTTATGAAGATGGGGTGGGAGCCAGCGGCATACGAAGGGAAGCGACCTAAGATTGATGAGGCAGTCCTCAAGGAGATAGATAAACCAGAGGCTAAGTTGTTATTGGAGTATCTGTTAATTAGCAAACGCCTAGGGCAAGTAGCCGAGGGTCGCCAAGGTTGGTTAACATTAGTCAAGGACGGACGCATCCACGGTGAGGTCAATACAAACGGCGCGGTCACCGGTCGATGCACTCACAGTAAACCTAACGTAGCCCAAGTGCCAGCGTCGAGAGCAGTCTATGGTTCCCAGTGTCGCGATCTGTTCACAGCACCGGAGGGTAAAGTGTTAGTAGGTGCTGATGCCAGTGGCTTAGAACTCAGGTGCCTTGCCCACTACCTCTATCCTTATGACAACGGTGTGTATGGTAAGACAATTATTGAAGGCGACATTCACACAGCTAACCAACAGGCGGCGGGCTTACCTACACGTGACCATGCTAAGACCTTCATCTACGCTTTCCTTTACGGAGCCGGTGACCAGAAGATTGGTTCTATTGTTGGGGGAAGTAGACGAGAGGGTAAACGATTGAAGGCCGAGTTCATGCGTAAGACTCCGGCGATCAAGAAACTACAACATGCTATTGAGCAAGCTCTCAAAGGTAAGCAGTGGCTAGGTGGTATTGATGGAAGACGACTCCCGGTTCGCTCGGCACACTCTGCTCTTAATTTGTTATTACAATCTAGTGGCGCTGTCCTTATGAAGAAGGCACTCATTGTATTTAACGAGACGGCACCACACCCTTACGAACTTCACGGTAACATCCACGATGAGGTCCAGTTCAGTTGCCTTGAGGAACACGCGGAGGAACTAGGTCAACTCTTTTGTGACTCACTGGCACGGGCTGGTAAGTTGTTAAGCTTCCGCTGCCCACTCGATGGTGAGTATAGCATTGGTAAAACCTGGAAAAACACACACTAAAAAGACTTATGAAAAAAATATACATAGACGGCGACATGCTTCTTTACCGTGCTGCCTTTGCAGCCGAGAAGGAGATCCGATGGGACGATGACATCTTCACAGTCCACTCTGACTTCAGTGACCTCAAGGATTCCTACATCATGGTGACTGATTGTATCTGCGAGATCCTTGATGCCTACGAAGACAACGGTGATGAAATAACTATGGTGTTCTCGGATCGCTATACGTTTCGCCATGAGATAAACCTACTTTACAAAGCCCACCGCCGGGACAAGCGATCACCCCTAGGTATCAATGACCTTCGTGAGTGGGCCTGTGATGAGTGGAAGTCTCTTAGGGTGGACCGCTTGGAAGCCGACGATGTCCTAGGTATCATTGGTAGCCGTGACCCTGATGGTTCGGTTATTGTTAGTGGAGACAAGGACTTCGCGACCGTCCCTTGCACTTGGTATAACTTCCTTAAGGATGACCTACGTAAGATAACAAAAATGGAAGCTGACTTCCAACACCTAGTGCAAACCTTAGCCGGTGACGCAACCGATGGATACTTTGGTGTGCCACGGGTGGGTTTGAAGACAGCCGAAAAGATCCTTAACAAGGATGGTGCCGAGTGGCAGACTGTTGTTAACACCTATGAGAAAGCAGGGATGACCGAGGAGGATGCCCTACTCAATGCCCGGATGGCCTTCATCCTTAGAGATGGATACTATAACAAAGAAACAAAGGAGATAAAGCTATGGACCCCAACACAATAACAATCGAAGGCACCGCCGAGGAGCGTAAACAGATCCCATTGTATCGTGGGTTGATGTGTTATTTTCCCCATGCCTTGGTGGAAGTAGCCAAGCAAAGTTACAAAGGTAACATCCAACACCACCCCGAAGATGAGATATGGTGGGACATGAGTAAGTCCAAGGATGAGCTTGATGCCTTGCTCCGACACATGCTTGAAGGGGAGTGGGCGGCTGTTGCTTGGCGTGCTTTAGCCCACCTCGAACGAAGTTGTATAGAGAATAAGGCCCATAGTAGGAAAGTTAAACATGAATGATTACATTCCGAGCATACCAGATGACCTCATAAAGTTCTTGGACGAACGCGTGCCAAGCAAAGATTTCTCCCCTAGCGATTCGCTTCGGGAGATTGATTTTTATAGTGGGAAGCGGGAGATTGTTAACTTTCTAAAGACCCTTCACGAAGACCAGTTAGAGAACCAATTCCTTACCCCCGAATAACCCATGTGCATGAGTACCCCCAAGCCCCCGGAGCCACCCGCATCTCCACCACCCCCAACAGCCGTAGCTGAAACAGTTAAACAACCTGAGCAAGAGGCCCCGATGAAAAAGAAGAGACGTGGTGCGGCATCCCTTGTGTTACGCAGGCCAACAATGGGTGGCTTAGGAGCCGGATCTAGCACTGGTGTTAACACTTCTACCTACCCTCAATAACCCAACATCAGCATCATGCCAAACTTTAGCACAGACATAACAATCGCCAACTCCAACCTAAGCGGTGGTGCTGGTGCCTTTGATTCAACAACCACACCCGCAGTCAACACAGGGACCGGGACACCTAGTGGATTCTTTGTAGCCGGGACATTCGACGGAGCAACCGTCAGCCTTGAGCAAAAGATCGGGACCACTTGGGTAGCCCTTGGTGACGACACAACTCTTACTGGTAACGGTGGTGGATTGTTCACTACTCCCTTGTCAGACATCCGCGCAAATGTTACAGGTGCCGGTAGCTCCTTCAGTGTGAAGGTTGTTATCAAACCAATCTATCTATAGAGAATATGTCGAAGAAGAAGGACAGCTTGAAACCTTGGCTGAGTAGACCTACCGTCAACAGGAGTGTTACGCTTCCGTTAACGAGGCCGCTTACGCAAAGGTTAAGTAACTTGAATGAGTTTCACCCCAACGAGCTTGATCCCTATCTTCTTTTTGACGCCCAGGATTCCATGATTGGAACTCTGGAGAACCCAACGCTTGACCTAGACCCCTCTAAGCCTGATACGCTTAATGTAATTACAGCAACAAGAGCCGGGGTGGCGACCTTTACAGACGTTAACGGTAACATAGCGACAGCCCCAGCGAACACGGTGCGCGTTGACCAGACACAGGGAGCCGAGCTGACGCCGACGAAGTTTCAGCGGGTTGGCTATACGGACTTCTCGCAAGGCTGGGCTGCTCAAAGCGGCGTGGTCGCACAAGGTGCAGATGATTACCAAGGAAATGCTGTAAGAAGGCTTACTTTTGATGGAGTTACAACAGGTGGAATTTATCAAACAACTATTAATACAATCGGCGGTGTAAGTTACACAGGCTCGTTTTATATAAGGAGAATTTCTGGCTCAACCCCACTATACATGCGACACGGTTTTTCCGCGTCAGGCAATCAAACAGCGATTTCTGTAACTACAGAATGGCAACAGTTTAGTGTTACAATGTTAGGCGCAAGTGGTGGTGGTAATGTCTATTTTGGAATTCTACAGTTTGGTGCTGGAAATGATGTTTATGAGATAACACAGCCACAGTTTGAAGAAGGCACAACCGCAAGTGACTTCGTGGCGAATACAACGGGAAGCCCGAAGTTTATCACAGGGGCAACCTTTGGTCCTCGAGTGCCGATGATACTGGTGGAGCCGAGTGCAACTAATTTGGTTACTTACAGTGAAGACTTTAGTAATGCAGCTTGGATAAAGAGCGCAGTTGGAACTGGTGTTGCTCCGGTAGTCACTCTTAACGCTGCCGAGTCTCCTGACGGAACTCAAAACGCTAACAAGATAGTCTTTGATTCTGGAAGTGGAACTACAACAAATGACCTTTCGACGCTTGAAGACTATTTTAATACCACAAGCGGGACAAGTTACACTCAGAGTATCTACTTAAAAGGTGAAAGTGGTGGAGAGAAAATTCTTTTGAGAAACGCTGGTAACAGTTCCTATACAACCGTAACACTCACCACCGAGTGGGCTAGATATTCAGTCACCGAAACCGCTGCGCTTAATTTTGGATATTATAGCATCGGCTTAAGACAAGGGCTTGGTGGTGTTGTTATCAATTCAAAAATAACAGTCTATGCCTATGGCGCACAAGTCGAGACCGGAAGTGTCGCCACGTCCCTAATACCGACATCAGGCAGCACCGTGACGCGAGCCGCTGATGACCTTGTGATTTCCGGCAGTGACTTTAGTGACTTCTACAACGCGAGCGAGGGGACGTTTTATGTGGAATCAATTACTAATAAAGCAGATGGTCAGCCGTTTATCTTTAGCGCAGACAATAGCGCAGACAGTAGTGAAAACAACACTATCGTTGTTTATTACTCAGACACCACAACAACAACCGGTTTTATTAGGACTAGCGGGAGTATTCAAGCGGTCTTAGCCATTGGTAGCCGTCCGTCAGCGGGTGCTTTAAGTAGAACCTCGTTGAGTTACAAAACTAACGACATAGAAGGCTCAGTAGACGGCGGGAGTGTTGCTAGTGATACAAGCGCAACCATTCCCACGACAATAAACAGACTATCCATTGGGACACGACTAACTCTTGAAGATGCTTACAAGCTCAATGGTAGAATACGTAGGCTGATATTTTGGCCTTATCACTCAGACTCTCTATAACAAATGGCACTCAATCTTTCAACCCTGACCAGCCCAGCGACATCTGGAGATGTTCTAGCAGAAGCCCTGACCACCGCTGACTTCCTTGAAGGCGTTCCGGTTCTTCGCAACTTGGCTCGCGGTTCACAAAAAGGCGGCGATGCGAAACAAGGGACAGCCCTAAACCAGCCTAAAGCTTTGCCGCTGGACGCCAATGGTAAAGGCTACCTGTATCTCAGTGGGGTCAGTGGTAACTATGCTTCTGTTCCAGATGCTACAAACCTTGATGGCTTTGGCGATTTTACTTTCCAAGTTGATAACCTTTACCTTCCTGACTGGTCTCCATCGGCTCAAGTAACTCCTATCGCTAAGGGAAGCAGTTGGCAGTTCTCGGTTCATACTTCCGGCTCGCTTCGTCTTGACCTTAGTGGTGTTTCGTCTGCGTTCAGTGACCCCACTGGTTTGGCTGACAAAACAACCGCCAGCATTCGTGCAGTTCGTGCGGGTTCGGTGCTTACATTTTTCTATTCATTAAATGGTGGCGAAACGTGGGTATCAGTTCCATATAATTATGGTGGTGGCAGCGGGACACTTACAAACGACCCTTTACCCTTAGCGATTGGCGCGGCTAATGTTTCAAGCACAGTTCTCGGAAAAGTCTCAGGCGCAAAAGTTTGGAACAACGCAACTCAGAGCGGCACACCAGTTTTAGACGTAGACTTCACGGCCACAAAAATAAGACATAACGATACCAAGTTTGTCTGCGACTCCGGCCAAGTGGTAACAATCAACAAGTCCGGCAACGACCCAGCCACGATTATCAAGAAGCCTGTGTTGCGGTTCGCTAATAAAAGTGATGACTCTACTAACATATCTCTTGCTGGTCTATTTAATCAGACGATTACTGATGGTTACATGTTCGCAGCATTCACTGTGCTTGGTGATGGTGGTGAGGGAAATGGTAGGGTGTTCAGTGTTGATAATGGAAACGATAACAGCGTTACTGGGGGAATATTTTCATTAGGAGCCACAAACAACTTGAGGTCATATTATCGGGGCGGCCTTGAGCTTGACCATATTGGTTTGTTTGACGATGCGTTGGGGAATGTGCTTCACGACGTAAAACTCACGACTGGCTCTCAGGTTTCAAAGGTAAACAACGCCGACCAGAAGACCGCTACAAGCACAGGCTCGCTGACTTGCGTAAACTTTAACATAGCGTCAAGACATGATTTTGACAAAAACGCAGCCATCGACCTAGAATACCTAGCACTCTTCCCTGCGACCATCACCGACGACCAAGCTGACTCTGTTCGTAATTATATTAATAACCGGAACAACGTGTTCGACCTAAAGGACGGCTTTGGGTATTACTTCTACGATGCCCAGAAAGCACCAGTCGGAGCGATTTCATCAGGCAGCAGCTCGTGGAACGGACGTATCGTTGGCAGTGACAATGGCGACACCGACCGCTATTTAACACAAGGCACAAGCAATGACGCGCCTGTGGGTGACGGCTTCAAGGTCACCTTCGCAGACAACACTGACCACCTAGAGATACCACAAGTTACCCAAGCTGGCTGGCAGGTCGTAGGGACATCACTCGGAACCTTTGCGTATCGCGTAAATAACACTGCGGTCAATGAGATAAATTTACTAGGAAACCTTGGAAGTGTTTCTTATCGGAAAGATGGAGATTTATATGGAGTCATGTTGTTACCAGAATCGGCAAGTTCTGCTGATATTGAAGCAGCAAAGAGACTGCTAATAGACAGGGGCGCGGCAGAGTCTTACACTGGAAGTAACCTTTATGCAGCGTGGCACCAACGCGCCGATTTAGTTGAATTTAAAAGCATCTCAATGCCGCATGTGCAAAACCTTGGTTATACTTGGTCATCAAATTCTTTAGTTTCATTTCCAGCAATGGAATTCCCAAGCGCACAAGGCATCATAGCGACTTGGTTCAATAATACAAGCATGAGCGACTTTGGTGTTATCTCAGCTCCTAACTGTAATAATTTTTCTTATGCTTGGCAAAACTGCTCAGCCCTAAGTTCATTCCCAAGCGGCGCAAAGCTCGGCACGGCGGCGAGTAATGTGAGCTTTACGAGCGCATGGCAGTCTAGTGGACTCACTTCGTTCAGCACACCGTTGCCTACAGCGACTAACGTGAATCAGGCATGGTATCAGTGCGCTTCGCTCACAAGTTTTAGCTCAGAGCTTCAAACGGTGACTAGCGCCAATTACGCATGGTCAGGCTGCACGTCACTTACAAGTTTTGATACGCCTTTGCCATTAGCGACTCAAATGCTTTTAACATGGTATAACTGCCCCTCGCTCACTAGTTTTAGCTCAGAGCTTCCCTCGGCGGCTAACGTAAATCAGGGATGGTTAAACTGCACATCACTCAGCGACTTCTCAGCCGATGTCTTTGCTAACTGGAATCCATCAAGTATCTCAAGCGGAGTCTTTAATAACGCATGGGACGGCTGCACGTCACTCACCGCTCAATCGGTCGAGAACATCCTGACTTCCATAGCGGCATCCGGTAAATTTGCAACGTCTACCGGAGCATCTGGTGGCACTGCTTTGGGAGACGCTGCCATAGACATTGATTATAATGTAGCCACTGGTTCACTCAGTGCCGCGACGAACGCCGCAGTAACATCACTCAAAGCCAAAGGCTGGAGCATCATTGTTAACAACGTAACACTTTAAGTATGACAGACGAAACCCATCGATTCTTTAGGTTCTCCAACGAGCAGTCCTACGAGCAACTCACAGCATCCGGTAACACAGCCCGAGGTCTCCCTGACGAACAAAGTGAACGCTGGCTGGCACTGTGGGATAACACTTTTCTCGACCCTGAGACCAACACCGACCGACTGTATTGTGTTAAGCGTTCTGGTATCCTTGAGACCGACGACTTTACCTTGGAGGGCATTGAGGAAATCGACCTTGAGACCTACCTACAACGACTACAGTGGGAGCCGCCTATTGAGGAAGACCTTGAGGCACTGGATGAACTTGAACTTCCCGCTGAAATTGAACCGATAGACTAATGGAAGACCAAGAACCACTTACAGACATTGAGCAGAGCCGCGCTGACACAGGGTTTCGTTATTACGTTGTTCAACCTGATGTCTACACAGGACTCGTTAGCGCAGTTGACGCTGACCGTGGCTACCCTAACAAACAAGGCACAACGCTCACCGGGTTACCACCTGTTGCTAACCTGGCTGAAGCCACTGATGCTAGTGGTAAACTTATTGCCATCGACTGCTGGCGATTCACTGCCAACGATGACCTGATGCTTGAGGGGACTGATGGAGTCCAAGAGCTTACTCAACTAGAATTTTTATCAATCAAACCTCAACCCGAGGAACTACTTTAACAACAATAACACATGCACGTCGAGACAGCACAGCAACTCTATACCACCCTAGAAGGCGCACGGTATTCCTACCTTGACCGAGGACGGGCCTGTTCAAAGCTGACACTTCCTTATGTTATGCCTGAGGAGGGCTTCGGTCCCCACAGTCGCCTAGAGACACCTTTCAGTGGCGTCGGTTCCCGTGGTGTTAACAATCTTGCCTCTAAGCTGCTCCTTGCACTGTTACCTCCTAACTCACCTTTCTTCCGCTTCCAAGCCAACGAAAAGAAGCTTGCCGAGGACGAGACTCCACCTGAGTTAATGAGTGAGATCGAAGCATCTCTCCAAGCCCTTGAGGAGCTAGTGATGGATGAGGTTACCCGCGGTGCATACCGGGTTGCTCTTCACGAGGCCCTTAAGCATCTCATCATCACCGGTAACGCATTGTTATATCTACCGGATGAAGGAGGACTACGAGTCTTTCACCTCGACCGCTTTGTTGTTCAGCGTGACCCTATGGGTAATTTGTTATCTGTAGCCACCAAGGAGTCTGTTGCATTCAGCACTCTTTCGGAGGAGATCCGTGAACGACTTCAACAACAAGATCCGAACCTTGCCGAAAGTGACGCTAAGGTGGACTTGTTTACCTCATGTAAACGGAAAGCCAAACACTGGGTGATCACTCAGGATGTTAATGGTGTAGATATTCCGTATGCTGGTGGTAAGGTAACAATGGACCGCAACCCCTTCATCCCCCTAAGACTTTCTAGGATTGATGGTGAAGCTTACGGACGTGGGTTCGTTGAGGAATACCTCGGTGACATCCAGAGTCTCGAAGCGTTGACCCGTGCGATTGTTGAGGGATCGGCTGCTGCTGCTAAGGTTCTCTTTCTTGTTAACCCTAACGGCACCACAAGAGCCCGGACGTTAGCTGAAAGCCCCAACGGTGCGATTGTCCAAGGCAACGCCGCTGATGTTAACACTCTCCAGCTAGATAAGTTCAACGACTTTAGGACAGCCCAGGTTACCATGGAAGCAATCAAGGACCGCCTTGGTGCCGCCTTCCTTCTCACCTCAGGTGTAGTCCGACAGGCCGAGCGTGTGACAGCCGAGGAGATCCGTATGTTATCCCAAGAGCTTGAGGCTTCCCTAGGTGGTCTTTACTCGCTCCTTGCTGCTGAGATGCAATTGCCATTGGTGAAGCGCATCATGTCAGTCATGCAGAAGAAGAAGATGTTACCTAAGCTTCCTAAGGACTTGGTGAAGCCAGTTATTGTTACCGGGGTAGAAGCCCTTGGTAGAGGTAACGATCTTTCTAAATTAGATTTATTCCTTGCCGGTGCTGCTCAGGTCGTAGGACCAGAAGCTATCGGCCAGTTTGTTAATGTTGAAGACTACTTTAAGCGTCGTGCGACTGCACTCGGTATCAAGACCGAAGGACTCATCAAGAGCGCCGAGCAGATGCAGCAAGAAGCACAGATGCAACAGATGCAAGCTATGACTGAGAAGCTAGGACCAGCCGGTATTAAAGCCTTGAATGATCAAGCTATGGCCGGTAATATGCCATCAGTCGAACCACAAGAATAAATATGGAAAGCGTTACATTTAGCGAACCCACAGAACAAGAGAATATGTCTCTTGAAGAACAGGCTGAGATGCAAGAATCTGCACAACAGGCCACAGAACAACAGCCCGAAACGGCTGAAGCATCCCCGGACCGCCCTGAGTGGTTACCGGAGAAGTTTGATAACCCGGAGGCTTTAGCAGACGCTTACAGCAACCTCGAAAAGCAGTTCCACGAGAACAAAGCCGAGCCATCCGAGACCGAAGACAACGCCACCAGCGAACCAGAGGTATCCAACACTGCTGTCACCAGCGCCTCCGAAGAATACTTCGAGACCGGTGAGCTATCCGAAGAGACCTACAAGAGTCTTGAGGCTAACGGCATCCCTAAGGAGATGGTTGATATGTATGTTAATGGCTACGAAGCCGTGGCTAATCAACAGCAACAAACCTTGATGCAAGAGGCAGGAGGCAAGGAGAACTACGACGCTATGTCCGAGTGGGCAGCAACAGCTTTAACAGACCAAGAACAAGAGGTGTATAACAACACTGTCGAGTCAGGGGATGTTAATGCAGCAACTATGGCGATCCGTGGTCTCTATGCTCGCTTTCAGTCGGACGGTGGAACACCTGTTTCTCTTGTCCAAGGGGACACCTCGGGAACAGCCGGGGCTTTGCCTTTTAGCTCCTCTAAGGAGATGACGATTGCTATGCAAGACCCACGCTATAGTTACGATAACAAATACCGGGAGCAAGTCTCACAACGACTATCAGTCACAACCGCATTCTAATTATGTCATCTATTATTACTTACATCATCGACAACACTCAGGAACTCTTAGCCGCCCTTTCAATGGTGGTCGCTGCTTGTTCCGCTATCGCTGCTCTTACTCCTACTCCTGCGGACGACGGATGGGTCAAGAAGCTTTACAAGGTTGTCGATTTCCTTGCACTTAACATTGGCCGCGCCAAGCAAAAATAACAACCCTTACCACACACGCGCCACATGTCTGTGTCTCTGCTAGTCAAGTTACTTATATCGTTTCCCCGGCTAGCGGAGGCATTTCGTGGTCTTATGGAAGCCTATGAAGAGAAACTGTATGTTGAGCGTCACAGCAATATGCGTGATGTTATTGATGAGTGGATGCACTCCGACTCTTCGTCCGACAAAGCTCCCTTACTTTTTAGAGAAGGCCAAAGAGCAGACGTGGACAAAGGACCAGAAGCAGACGGTGGGGGAGATGTTACATTACATCAACGACCTAGAGAACAACCAACATGCCCGTTGAAGGCTGAAGGCTGCCCGCACAATAAGCTCTAGCTCTTAGGAGGTGGAGAGATTTACCCAACCCCAACACTAACAATAACCTTATGCCTCGACCTTCTCATTTACGCAAACCTTCAAAGTTAAGCATTAAACGCTTTGATCCAAACAGTGACAAATACGATTACGACTCCGCTCGGAAAGCTGGATTAAAACCGGACGCGGAAGGTCATTGGCCATCGAGAAATCCAAAGTCAGGATTAATTCTCAAAGGTCGAAAGCATAAAACTTACGCTAAGACTGTAGCAGGAGAAAAGAAAGCTGGGTATGAAATTTACAAGGGAAAAGATGGTCGGAGTTACTCGCGAAAGAAAAAGTGACCGACAATCAAAAAGCTAAACCCAATCAACCCCAACACTAACAATAACACTATTATGCCAAACGTAGGAAATAAGTCGTATCCGTATACCCCCAAAGGTAAGAAAGCAGCTAAGAAAGCCGCCAAGCGGAAGGGGTTGAAGATCATGTCAAAGAAGAAAGGAAAGGGGACTTGAGGCAAGTAAATGAAAACCTCCTGTTAGGAGATGTTATTCAAATAGATTTCCTAGACCACGTGCAAGACGGCACCGATGGTCCCCTTGAATGCTCAGTCTATGGTTCACTTACGGACATAGGCGATAACTACCTTACTGTTACCTCATGGCACGGCTGTGAGAATAACACAACAACTTTCACCATTATTACAAGCTGCATAAGTAGCTTGGTGGTGTTTAAACCAAACGTCATCATAAAGATAGACTCCCCCGAGGCCGACGATGAGACCCACTGCGGTGGACAATCAATAGCTCCGAACCCGGTTATGGACACATCCGAATGAGGACAACCTTAACAACAACAATTAGAAAAACCAAATATTATGGCTAACGGAGATACATCCGCGTCCCGATTGGGACAAGTTAACGTGGCAGGTGATGTCGACGCTTTGTTCCTCAAGGTGTTCTCAGGAGAAATCCTGACCACATTCGAAGAGTTCAACGTGATGAAAGGACTTCACACGATTCGGACTATTGCTAACGGTAAGTCTGCTCAGTTCCCTGTAACTGGCATTGCTACCGCTGCTTATCACACCCCAGGTCAGAACATTGCTGACGCCGGTAACAGTTACCTCAGTGCTATTAAACACGCTGAGAAAGTTATCAGCATTGACGATGTCTTGCTTGCCTCAACCTTCATTGCAAACATCGATGAGCTTAAGAACCACTACGATGTCCGAAGCATTTATGCTCAGGAACTCGGTAAGGCTCTTGCCAAGCGTTTTGATCTTGCAACCATGAAGACCCTTGCTGCTGCTGCACGTACTGAATCTGCACTTAAGACCGGAGCATCTGATGGGTACGATGGTATAGACGGGATCGCTATCAACAGCACTGTCGCCCTTAACTCGTTAACCGGACAAAACATCCAAGATGTCCTCTTTGAAGCTGCTCAGAAGCTTGACGAGAACGACATCCCTAACGACGGAAAGCGTTTCGCTATCCTTAAACCTAAAGACTACTACACCTTGATCGCCTCTGGTGAAGAGGTTGTTAATCGTGACTTCGGTGGTCGTGGTGATGTTGCTACTGGTCGCATCCCTATGGTTGCTGGAATTAACCTCTACAAGAGTAATCACCTTAACGATATTGATGTGGACTTGTCAAGCGTGTCTACTGGAGATGGTTCATCTTCCGTTAAGAATGACGTGTTTGGTGGAGGTTCCAATGGCGCTGGCTACAACGGAAACTTGGCAAAAACTCAGATCATCGGTGGACACCCATCGGCTATCGGAACTGTCAAGCTCCTTGACCTTGCTACCGAAAGCGACTACAAGGTCGAACTCCAAGGAAACCTGTTCGTAGCTAAGTATGCTATGGGCCACGGCGTCCTTCGCCCCGAGGCTGCTTTTGAAGTAACCGCCCCCTAATACCCCCTAATAACCCCAACGGTCGCACTCCTTGTCTTTATTGATAGGGGGTGCGGCTTTTCCTTTTTCCCACTTACTATGGCTACCCTTACCACCAAACTTGACGCTGTTAACACCATGCTCGGTTACGTTACCGAAGCACCTGTAAACTCTATCGCTAACACTACTTCTTTGCCGCCATCTGCTGCACTTGCTAAAGGTGTTATTGACGAAGTGTCACGTGAGGTCCAACAAGATGGGTGGCACTTTAACACAGCCCAAGACTACAAGTTGGAAGCCAACGCCTCCAATAAGTTTGTGTTACCTGACAACGTCCTTCAAGTGGACACAGTTGACACCACCTATGATGTAGTCCAACGAGGCACCACATTGTTCGACCGTAAGAACTACACTGATGTATTCACTGAAGAAGAGCTTAAGGTTAACATAACATTTTTACTTGAATACGAAGAGCTACCAGAACAGGCTCGACGTTACATTGCCCTCAAGGCGTCCCGGATGTTTGCTAACAGACTTGTTGGCTCACGTGAGATTGAGGCACTTATTTACCGTGATGAGATTCGCGCCAAGGCAGCTATGGAAGAAGCTGAAGGCAACAACTCTGATCGAACAATCTTTGACAACTACGACACTGCTACACGTATCGGCATCAACCGCCGCATTGACCTTGCTTAAACGATGGCTAACATAACAACTACCGTTCCTAACCTCATCCAAGGGGTCAGCCAACAGTCACCTCAGGTGCGCCTAGCTGGTCAATGTGAGGAGCAGATCAACGGTCTTTCCACCGTCACCAAAGGACTCACTAAGCGTCCCCCGGCACGGCTCATAGACAACCTAGGGGCTGTAGCTCTTGAGGGTGACTTCCTGCACTTCATCAACCGGAGTGAGACTGAAAGGTATGTTGTTACAGTTGAGCATCGGACCACAGGTGACGGCACAGGTGTTATCAGGGTGTTCAACCTAGAGACAGGAGACGAAGCATCCATTACCGCAGGAGAGGTAACATATAACAACGGTTACCAAGTCAGTGGTGATTATCTTAAACTAGCAACAGCTAACAAGTCCCACGAACAACTTAAAGCTCTTACCATAGGGGACAGCACGTTTCTCCTTAACACTGATGTTACTGTCGCGAAGACAGCCGAGAAGTCCGAGGCGCTTGATTCTTCACGTGCCTTAGTGTTTGTTAAACAAGGAGACTTCTCTAAGAAGTATGGTCTTAAGTTTAGAGACAAAGGCACATTTAGTGGAGGTGGTGCAAAATTCCAAGTCACCTGGGTTCGTGAGTCAGGTGGAGTGTTTAGCATTAAATACGCTTACAAGATTCAATCAGTTACCCTTATCAGTGGAGGCGCTGGATATAATGTTAATGACGAACCAACCTTAGAGTTCCCGTCAGATGTTGATTGGGACGTGCGTCCTGAGTTTAACATTACAGTAGACTCTAGCGGCGTGGTAACCGGTATAACACTTTTACACCCCGGTCTTACTGTTGAGTATGACTCGGCTCAGACCTTCTCTACAAACGTTGACGCCTCTCCTGCTTTTGATGAAGTTAACATAACATCTTTATCCTCCTCGCAAGCGCAAGGCGCAGATACGCAAGTAATTGCTACAGGGTTATTGAGAGCTTTGACTGGGGTTGACGGAGTTAACAGCACGCCTAAATATGCGGCATCTCAATCCCCCGCACATAACGCATCTGATCTTCCTATTCGTGACGCTTACACCTCAAAGGACAAAGACGGCTCTATCCTCATCAACCGCAACGACGGCCAAGACTTCTTCCTTGAAGCATTCGATGGTCTTGCTGGTTCCGGCCTAGGACTCGTCCACAAGGAAGTCGATTCGCTTTCGGATCTACCTGTGCGTGGACCTGATGGTTTTCGTGTAGCCGTGCGTGGCTCTGCTGACGCTAACGAGGACGACTACTATCTCCGCTTTGAGACTAACGACGGTCAATCCTTTGGTGAAGGAGGATGGGTAGAAGACGTAGGAGCAGACCTCGACATCGCTCTCGACCCTAGCACCCTTCCGCTCCAGCTTGTTAACACCGGGGTAAACACCTTTACAATTAACACTACCCAATGGGCCAAGCGTAAGGCTGGTGACGACGAGACCAACCCATTTCCATCCTTTGTCGGTAAGAAGCTTAACAACTTTGTCTTCTTTAAGAACCGCCTAGGATTCATCTATGAGGACTCTGTGGTGCTTTCAGAAGCCGGAGAACTCTTTAACTTCTTTAGGACCACCGTAAGGACTCTGTTGGATACCGCTCCGATTGATGTTACATCTGCCACTGCTAACGTAACAAACCTTCGAAGCAGCGTAGCCTTCCAAGAGAACCTGTTGTTATTTGCCGACCGGGGACAGTTTGTTCTTAAGGGTGATCCCTTGACCAACGAAACAATCACTCTTGAAGCAGTCACCAACTATGATGTTAACACATCTGAAGATCCCCTTGCTGTTGGCTCTTATGTCTACTTCCCATTTAAGCGTGGTAACTTCCTTGGTATGCAAGAGTATTCTCTCAATGCCACCACGGACGTTTACGACTCGGATGACATTACCACACAAGTTCCAGGATACATCACCGACGGTAACATCCTTGTAACATCAGGCTCATCCGCTACCGACCTCATTGCTCTTAGCTCAGGAGGCGACACCATCTACGTCTACAAGTATTTCTTTAACGGACGAGAGAAGGTTGTTAGCTCATGGAGCAAGTTCAAGATGCCCTTCAATGTCCTAAGCCTAGAGTTCATCAATAGCTCCCTGTTTGTTGTCGGTGACAAAGATGGGGACACCCTGTTGACTGAGATGAAGTGTGAAGAGCTACGTCTTGAGGACGACACCCTTGATGGCTTTACGATCCACCTCGACATGCTCAAGAAGAAGGACGACTTCGTCGGTAACCCAACAACAACACCCACCGACACCTTGATCGACCTTGGGTTCACTCCCGGTCCTGATGATGTTGTTGAGGTGTATGACAGCCACGGCAACCGAGTAGTTGTTAACTTTGTCAACGGCAACCAAGCAAGCATTCAGTCCTACAACCGGACGTGCTTCAGCGGTCTTCGATACAACCTAGAATACACCTTCAGCGAACCAGTGTTCAAGCAAGGTAACCCACCAGTGTCCTCGGGTCTTGCCCGTATGATACTTAGGAACGGCACCTTGTTCTTTACGGACGCTTTGGATTTCCAAGTTGAGGTAACACCTATTGCTAGGGACAAGCGTATCTTTACCTACAGTCCTAACGTCATTAACATCACCTCGACGGACACTTTGCTTTCACAAGACGGTAAGTTGCGATTCTCGATCTTTACACAAGCCAAGGATTCGCTTATTAAGATTGTTAACTCAAGTGCATTTGCATCTAACTTCCAAGCCTGTGAATTCGAAGCCAACGTCCATACCCGTTCAACTAGAATATAATAACGTCTACCTTAGGTCAGCCCGTAACTCTGACTGTGAAGAGGTAGGCATTAATATGCGCCACATCGACAAGCTTGAATGTTTGTTAACCAGTGGGTCCACCCCAACACAGGCATTGTTCTTAGGGTTAAAGCAAGACTACCACACGTGGACTATATGCGCCAAAGACGACCACGCTCCCTTAGCTTGCTTTGGGATCGGCGAGTGTGTCAAGGACACCACTAACTACATCTGGTTGTTATCGACCGATAGGCTGCTTCAAGTTGCGGGATTTGAGTTTGCTAAAGCTAGTAAAGCTTGGCTTTCCTTTATTGTTAATCACTACAAACTACCATGTGTCAACCACGTCCACGTCCAAAACACCACAGCTATTCGATGGCTTAAGTGGTGTGGTGCTGAGTTCTCCGAGGACTCCACCTCCGACTTTCTTTCATTCCAAATCAATCCCTCTTTATCTAAATAACAATTATGTGTAATCCTATCTCTGCGGTTATGGGTGTAGCAAGTGCTGCCTCCTCCTTCGCTGGGCAACAACAAGCGGCTGCTGCTCAAGAACAAGCTCAAGCGCAAGCCTCTGCTGCTGAACAAGTTAGAGCGCAACGGGCTAATACCGCGGTCAGACTAAGAGAAGCTCAGGAGAACACTGCTCGGTCACAACGCACCGAAGCCGCACAAGTTCAGACAATGGAGGCAAAGTCACGTGCGCGTCTAATTGCTCTTACGGAGTCAGGTATTGCTGGCATGTCCTTAGAGAGGTTGACCGATTCGTTAACAGCTAAACAAGCACGGTATTCGTTCTCTGAGAAACAACAGCAGAAGATGCAAGCACAACAGACTGGATTAGAATTAGAGGAAGGAGCAATACGATCACGAATGAATCAGCTTAGAATCAATCAGCCAATCAAACAAGCCAGCCTATTGGAATCAGGGTTACAAGGAATGCAAACCGCAATGCAAACCGCTCAGGTGTTCCCATCTAAATAACAATTTTAAATGACAACAGAAGATCTTAAAAAAGCACTCTCTCAGGACACACGGGAGAAAGTTGATGTTAATCTTGGTCAAGTATCACTGCGATCAACAATCAGCCGTGGCGGTCAATACAACGTAGTAACACAAGAGACTCCCAAGGAGAACTCGTTTACCCAATTATCGAAAGCGTTAAATCAGTTTCCTCAACTTGCTGGTCAATTTAAAAACATTCAACAACAAGCAGGGATCGAGAAAGTTCAAGGGATGTCTCCTATGGAGATTAAAGAGGAGCTAAAGAAACGAGCAGAGGGTGGAGACGAGTCGGCAAAAAGTTTTATCTACGACTTGTTCCAAAAAGAGGCCGTTGATGAAGAACTGTATCGTCAGGTGTTAAAGACGGAAGTCATTCCAAAGTTACAGACATTAGAGGCTGAGTTATCAAACGCTTCTCCATCAGAGATGAACAAAATCTTAAACTCTGAAGACCCAATCGCAGAGCTTGAGAAGCGTTACAACGATGTGATACCAGGTGACGTAGATGCAATGGTCGCTAATTCATCGCACCAAAAAGCGTTACACAATGAGATGTTACGTAGAATTCCGGGACTCGCTGGTAAAACCCACGCTACTTTAATTGAAAAACAACATAAATTTACCGAAGCATCTGCGATTGATAACATACTTTTAACGGATGATTCTAATGTTTTCACGTCAGATGAACAACCTCCTCTTGAGGTTAACGATGACGGAGAAATACCGAGTCTTCCGGGCGATCCGGTGCCGGGTGTGGCTTATATTGAAGGAGCAGGGGGAACACTTCTTCCGTCCGATGATCCCTTTCAAGTGGAGCCGAAAGATCCTATTGTTAACGAAGAGAAACCTAAATTACCGAGAGTGCCTCAGAGCGGACCAAGGATTCGTTCAGCAGGTCTTGAGACAATCCAAAAGGAAGCGGACAGTGACTTAAACTCTCTAGAACAATTTATGAGCGGAAGTGCTGATTACGTAAGCGTCGCTGGTAATCCCGCACAATTAGGTAAAGAAAGTGTTCTTTCTCAGGTCTCACTGGTAGATGAAACAGGTAAGATATTTAACTTGGAAAACGTTCCAATCAAAATTGAAAAGGCTTCAAGCAAGACGACCCCCGAAGGTGTGTTTAAACTTGTTAGCGAAGGACGGCTTCAACCTAAAGGAGATGGTTCCTACATTAACGACGGCGAAGACGGAGCGATAACAAAAGACACCAAACCAGTTAAGCTGACTCCAAAACAGGAAACAGAACTCTCTGTCAACACTATAACAAAAGAGAGGACTGATAAAGCTAAACAGCTTAATGCGATAGACAATGCGAAATACACTGATGGTCTTAACTCAATTCAAAAAGGAATTATAAAAAACCACACTTCTACAACATGGAGAAAGAAAATTGAAGAGAGATCACTCGATAACCTTGGAGCTAACATCCAAGAAAACCTAAACACTATCGACACGTTCTTGGAGCAAGTAAAAGAGGGGAAGTTGTTATTAAACGGTAAACGATACACGAACGACTACATCTCAAAACTACAGCGACTAATCGACACGGAAGAACGACGTAGGGAATACGCGGATGACCCCTTAGGAGATGACCTTGCTGATAAGCATAAAATCAACATCGCTAACATCTTAGTTCAAACGGAAGATGGGGAGTACACGACAGACAAAGCAGATGAAGCGTTGTCAAAAGAAATAGTCGCCGCATACAAGCTTTACAGAAATTCTCAGATTGGAGAAAAGGAGCGCGACGAAATTATTACCGAAGCGTCACGGGTGAAGGAGTTAATTTCTAGGTTTGACATCAATGACGACAATGTTGATTTCTACGCCTTGATTGACAACAGAAGACCCATCTTTGAAGGTCTTGGAGTGGCTGATCTTAAACGTCAATATACAGATCCAGACGCTATTGTTGCAAAATGGGAGCAACTTGGAAAAGATGTATCAGGATTGAAAGTCACGAAAGAAGACGACTGGGGGGCCACGGCCAAGGAATCATGGAACAAGATCCTTTATGCGGCTCCTTTAGAAGCGTGGCAAGCAGCAAACGCCCGAGCCGAACGGGATGTTATTAAAGAGTTTGTAAAACGAAGTTACAAGAAAGCCCGCGTGTTTGACCTTATGAACGAACAAGGGGAAACAGTAGGAATAAAATCGTATTACCGTGATCTAGTAGAAAAATACTACACAGAAGAAGCGGGAAAAATATCTGATGACTCCTTAGCTGCGTTACGACAGCAAGCTAATGAGTTTAGGGGTGGCGAGAACCTAAGTGATCTACAACGAGACGCAGGTGTAACTGCATTAGATACACCGGAAAGGGCCGACGCAAAAGTTGCGAAAGCCTTGGAACAGCGGCAGAAAGATACGGATCTCCTTAACGAGAAAGGGAGCATTGTTTCAGAGATTCCTGATGAAACAGCAGGGCAAGCTTTAGACCGATTCAACAAAACGATGGCCGATGAAAACGCTCGGCAAGTAATGTTAAAGGGAAACCCCAACTACGACCAACGTCAAAAATTAATTCAGCAATTCTATCTTAAAACTGAAGACCCGGTCTATTATATTAGAGCAGCCAGTAAAGGCGCCCGGTTGGCGAAAGCTCTGAACTTTGCAGACGAAGAACAACACATCGCAGAGACCGTATTGCGTAATCAATACATTGGATTACCTATGTCAGTTCACCGAAACGGTGCTGTCGTTAAACAAAATCCAATCGCCTCTTACGCCCTCAACTTGAACCCAAGAGAGTTCGCCCCTGACGGTCAAACAATACTTCCTCCACTTTACGAAAGAAAAGAAACGCCTAAGACGCACATCTATAGTTACTATGCAGCACGGGAAGGAGCTTACAACGTGTTCGATAAACTAGACGAATTGTTTAATATGTATTTTCCCGATGGAACCGAGGAGGAGCGAAATCAATTCCGAACTGATCAAGTAGAACTAGCGCGTAAGGTAGGCTTCGGACTTCCCGCAAAAGAAGATAACAATAAATAATTTTACCATATGAATATATTTCCAAAGACGGTTAATTCTTTCACATCAATGTCGTCGCCCGACCTCACAATGCGGGCTTCACTAACTGACCCTGACTACGAACACTTAGACATTCCCGGTGACACGGAACAAGACGATCCTGGTATTCTTGAGGATGTCGCAGTCGGCGTTGCATCAGGGTTTGAAGGATTTGGCAGGTCTCTGGTAGGTGTCGCAGATATGGTTCTTGGTGACATGTTTGACATGGACGAAGAGTTCTATAACAAACGAGCCTTCGGAAGACCGACGGGAATTGCTGGAGGACTTGCTGAAGGTATCACACAGTTTGCTTCTGGATTGATTCCAGGCGGCTTCGCCGTGGGTTTGTTAAGTAAAGCAGGTAAAGCTGCCACCGCTCTGAAATTCACTAGCAAAACAGCTAAAACAATTAAAGGAATATCAACAGGAGCCATAGCGGACTTCGTCGCCTTTGACGGACATGAAGCGCGTTTAAGTGACTTGCTGTCAGAACATACGGATCTTCTTTATCCGGTAACAGAATACTTGAAGTCCAACCAAGAAGACTCCGAGTTTAAAGGACGAATCAAGAATGTTATTGAAGGAGGAGCCATTGGCGGCGCTGTGGGAGGTTTAGTGTGGACCGGAGCGAAACTGTTAAAGTCTCTCAAGAACTTTGATGGAACGCCCGAAGCTGCCCAAAAACTAAAACAAGCAAAAGACGATCACGATGAGGCGCTTGTAAAAAGCGGAACAGAAACTCCCGAAGGACAGGAGATGTCTAAAAAAGTTGAAAAAGAGCTTGAGGATGTTGATGTTGATAAACTGATTGCCGGACCGAAACCCGGACAAGCGGAACCTGAGGGGACGGTAGATCCTTTTGAAACCGATTTACCAGATGAGTTTGAACGTGTAAGTGGCGAGCAAGCCATAATGGCGAACGCCCGTATTACGGAAGCCATCTTAGGTTCCCAAACAAAAGCAGAGATGGATGACATCTTTAAACGGTTTGTTCCTGAGTTAGCCGCAAAGGATGTGGCAAGCAAAGAAAAGCGAGCAGCCGAAATGATGACGATTCTACGGGCAAGCGGAATGAACGCGGATGGAATTGATAAAGCTATCAAAGGTGGTCTTCTGGACGACGATTCAAAGCTGGCAGCGATGAAGGAAGCACGTGCCGGACAACAAGTCGCGTTGTTTGGTATGCAAGCCTCAGTCGATCAATTAACAACACTTGGCGCACAGTGGGACAAACTAAAAGCGAGCGGAGCGTCTCAGGTAAAACTCGACCGTATAAAGATCCTTGCGACACAGGAACAACGGAGGTTGAAATACTTTACCGCTGTTCAAGCTAACTATGGAACCGAATTCTCTAAAGGATTACTAGATCGTAAGACTGGGTTTGTGCAAGCCATGCAGCAGAATCTTGGAATTAAAAGCGCAGCTACAAAACAAACCGAAGACTATGACGTAGCTATGGCACAGGTTATCGCTGACGATGATGACCTTGCAGATGCGGTTGCAGAGATAAATCTGCAAGACATGGATGAGACGGTGGACGAGATATTAAATGAAGCTGACCAAGTCATTGACCCTTCCTCTGGTAACGGAACTAAAGTTAAACAAAAAGAAATCAACCGTAAGCGTTTAAACGAGAAAGAACGTCTTGAGAAACGTAAGGCTACTCTAGAGAAGCAACTAGAACTTAAACGTAAAAAATCAGCAGGTCTGTCTGGTAAAGATCCAGATGAAATAAAAGGAGAAGCAAAGGCACCTAAAGATGATGATGCTGATACACACAAGCTGAATAAGGAGGTTCGTTCGTTAGAAGAGAAAATTAAGTATCACGACCAAGCCTTTAAAGACGAACAAGACATCATCACCTTGCGTGAAGAGGAGTATTACGTTGATACACTGGACGCTAAAGATTATAAAGCTCGCGTTAAAACGAAAGAGCTTGAGAGACAACGTGCATCTGACGCAAAGAAAACCACAACAACTACGGTCGCTGAACTGAGAAGGATTGTTAAATCGAAAGCAGATCGAAAAGTTAAGATTGCCAGCGCACAGGAAACCTTGGATGGACTCCGTAATAAGTTATTGAAAGGAGATAAACCAGCTAAAGGAAAGCCACTTCCCGATGAAATCAAAGCTGATCCAGAGATGGATGATATACTAGTTAGGATTGATTCTGCTAAACGGATGATCCGCGAAGAGAATGACATCCAACAAGTCATTGAAGAGGTGCAGTCTCTTTCTAAGTTAACAGACCAACAGTTTGTGGAACTCAGTAACGCTCAAAAAGCCCGTAACCGTCTTCTTAAGACTCCCGCTAAAACCCGTTTACAAGAACTTCGAAAGCAAAAAAGCGCGTATGT